CATCACATTGAAGATCAAATAATCATGTCTAAAATGACACCTGCTAAATGGGATGCATTGATAGAACGTAGCCGAAAGTCGGCCGAGGAAAGTAAAATCGGACAAAGGAAGGGACAGGAAAATGGCAAAAAGAACGACAAGTGAAGTATGGGCTGAAGTTGATAAGGACAAGGAAAGCGGAATGAGGCTTCCAGAGATATCTAAAAAGTATAATTTGAAGTACGTAACGGTACATGCTCACTTTGCTAAAATGAAAAGCAAGGAACCGATTTCGTGAAAAGATGTAAGCGATGTATGAGTACGTGCAAAACGTGTAAGTTTTGGAGAAAGCACACTAAATATGTAAATTATGGCGTTTGTACGCATATTGATATAGAAATTCAACCAAAACAAGATACGTATAGCGATTACGGCTGCATTTTATGGGAACCAAAATGAACACCTGTAAGACATGCAAGTGGTGGGATAGAGCAAATAATTATGATTATGGATATTGTCAAAAATTAAGTAGCCTTGAAAATCTTGCAGAATGGATATGGCAAGATAATGTCGAGGCTAATACTTTATGCACAGTTGGGTATTTCGGCTGCATCCTGCATGAGGTGAAAGATGTATAGTTTAGTTCGGAAATTAGAGTTTATTTGTAAAGGACAAGTATTGACTAAATTATGGTTTTTTCTATTGGAAAAGGTATCTAAATGCAAGACATGTTACGATGGGTATATTTATCCCCAATATGGTATGGCCCCCCATAAACATGATTTAAAAATAACTGGAATATTATTGGATCAACAGTATTGGATAAACGGAAAGAATGGCCTAAATATTTTGTTGAGGATAAAAATTGTCCTGGTTGTGGTATGTGGTATTGTTCAAACAAAAATTGCGTATATGGTAATGAGAAATATAAATGTATTAAGTGTGGTGATTATATGGGTAAAATAGCTTTACTTTGTTATCCTGCTAAAATAGTTATGAAATGTATTTCGTGTTCGTATCAATACGAGGTGAAATAATGAAATGTAAATGTGGCGAGGAAATGAAACAAATAGGTGGAGATGATGAGTATGTTTACTATTATTGTTTAAAAGATGGACGAGTTTGTATTGATGGATGGGATACTGACGAGACTTTTAAATGGTACGAGCATGAAGGATTAAAGAAATGAACGAGATCAAAGGTAAAGTTGTTGAAATGGGTAATGATTATGAACATGATGGCTGCTATATAACCATAGTAACCTCAAAGGAAGCAGTTAGAGATATTCAAACTGCTATTTTGTATAGGAATGTAACTGTTATTGTGGACGAAGTAAAATGAACATGGGAATAGTACTAAAGCCTATTGCGTCTGTAACTGCATGCATGGTATGCGAATCAAGAGAATGCGAGGGGTGCAGGATTTTTGATAAAGCGGCAACGGAATAGCAATATGCTTTACACATGGACACGGTATTTGCCAAACATATTTACCCTGCACTGTTTTGCAGATGGATACGAGAGTTGTCCATGTGGTGCATGGGATAGGCATTATTACGGCAAGGGCATTGCACAAACGACAGAAAAGGAGTAAAATATAGATATGGCACATGCTGGCGGAAGACCACCATTTTATAAAACTCCACTATGAACACAATTAAGACACATCTTTGGAAAGTAGAATACAATTATATATTTTGCTTATCTAGGCGCACTGAAAAATATAAAAAAGAACGCCGAAATGTGCAGGGGTATTTTCTTACTGAAGAACCCAACATAGATAATGTTTTTGTAGAAATAAATCAATCACTAGATAATCAAAGCAAAGTTAGTGGCCTTATATCGGCATTGTATCTTGGGACAATACAGAATAACACTATAGAAATCAAAAAATAATAGAGAAGCATATAAAAACATGGAATCTAACACTAACCCATTCCCTCATAGAGCCATAGGACATGGTGGTAATGGTCCAGGTCGTCCTAAGGATGCACCTAACAAGCTTACCCGTGAGATCAAAGATATCATACAACAGATACTAGACTGTACATCAGAAATGGAAGTAGAACACGCAGTAGCTAGGCTATGGAAGGATGATCCTAGATCTATGATAAACTTCCTTGCCAAGGTAGCACCTAAGAGCCTTGAGGTAGCAACTAAACCAGGTAGGCCGGTAGAGTTTATATTCAGCAATGGGGAAGAAAAATGAAAGAGGAAGCATACTACGGATTTGGTAAAGATAATTCTCAAATATATGTGGAAAAGTGTGAGTGCGGAAGAGAAATAGAGATAGCTACTCAACATGATGATTTTTCAGAACATCATACCGAAGTAATTGTTAAATGTACTTGTGGTAAAGGGGTAATGTTTAATTTGCCTGTTAATTAATGGGAATATTTGAATGAATAACCAATGCCCCTGGTGCGGCAGAGAGCAAGAGTACCTCATGATAAAGGCTAGTAGAGGAAGAGCGAGAAAGGTATGCTTTGCATGTGGCCACCCTTTGGATGGTAGTGCGGGAAAGCAAAAGACACGGCATGAAGCGATACAGGAGCTAAAAAGATGAATAAAGAGCTAAAAAACACTTTAGATGTTATCTCTAATTGCCCAAAATCATATAATCAAAATATTAAAACATTAAGAAAAAGTGAAAAACTTGAAGACTATTGTCTTTCTAATGGGTTCAAACCGTTCACTTGTTTTTCTAGTTGTTCTATGTGGGATAAAAGACAAAATTGTTGGGGATCATATTATGATTATATAAAACATTTTAATAAGCATGGATAAGCTTAGGATACAAATATCTCCACCGTTTGAGTTATTTGCCAAGAGACATGCTAGATATAAGTTTGCCCATGGTGGACGCGGTGGGTCAAAGAGTCATTCGGCCGCAAGGATACTCCTTGGTATAGGAATGCAGTATACCAAGCGTGTCCTATGCGCGCGAGAGGTACAGAAGAGCATTAAGGAATCCATACATACTCTACTATCAGACATCATAAAAAAGTACGAATTGACAGAGTATGAGATAACAGACAAGGACATTTACAACAAACGTAACGGTACGTCATTTATATTTACAGGTCTTAAGGAACACACAGTAAACTCTATTAAGTCCATGGAGGGAATAGATATCGTATTGCTTGAGGAAGCGCAGACAGTAAGCGCTAAGTCGTTAGACATCCTTACCCCTACGATACGAGTAAAAGGATCCGAGATATGGGCTCTATACAACAGATATAGCTTTAGTGATCCTATACATCAATTATTTAAACAGAATTGTACCGGTGATGGGATAGTGAAGTCTCATCAATGGGGAGAAACTGAACTCAAATGGACTGAATGGGAATCTGATAATGCAATCGGTTTATACGTAAACTACGACGCTAACCCATGGTTTACCGAAGAAAATAGAGCCGAAATGGAGTTAGATAAATCAAACAATGTAGAGTTATATAATCACAAATGGCTAGGCCATCCTATATCTATGGCTGACAACTGTTTGATACCACTTCAGGCAGTCCTAGTGGCTCAAGGACGCACTGTAAAAGAATGGGAGCACATAACCATAGGGTGTGACCCGGCGCGATATGGAGACGATGAAAGCGTGGTGTTTGTTCGTGAAGGATTTAGAGTTTTACCAGCGCTTACGTTCAGAGGTATAAATACATCGCGCTTATCTGCGGAGATTATAAAGATATGCCGTGATTACTATGCTAAGGGATATCATAAGACTATACGCATCATGGTTGACGATACAGGATTAGGGGCTGGCGTAACTGACCAATTAGAGACAGCGCAGAACGAGGAGAAGGTAAAACCAGATCCGGCGTTTAGTATCGAGGTTATACCGCTTGTAAACAATGCAGAGGCAGGAGAGCCAGAGTATAAAGACTTGGGCGCTCAATTGTGGGGAGAATTAAAGAAGGCGCTCGAAACCATAAGTTTGCCAGAAGATCAAGAGTTGATAGAGCAACTTACCAGTCGCAAGTATCACATAGAGCCGGACGGACGTATTAAACTAGAGCGAAAGGATGATATGAAGAAACGAGGACTACATTCCCCAGATAGAGCGGATGCCTTGGCATTGTGTATGTATAGCGGGCAGACGTTCGACTTTGGTGATGCAAAAATAGTTAGACATGAGAGAAGTTGACAATGTGTTGAAAAAACGTTATAAGGAAGATAATGCAAGGTAAATTATTTAAGTATCTATCTGAAATATCAACACCTTTGCGTGGAATACTCGGTACAAATTATCTAAAGAAGTCCTTTGATAGATGCGCGTCGTTAGAACAGCAACGGCGCGACCCATCCGAGCTACTTAACAAAAAGAACCAGGACGTTAGATTTTATGACACCATGCTACAGGATGATACAGTATCTGGTACGCACGAACTACTTAAGCAAATCGTATTGTCAGTAAATGGAGGAGTAGAACCGATAGACGATACTCCGGAAGCGGCAGAGCAAGCACAGTTCCATAACGATTGGCTTTATAAGATGACCCCAAATGTTTGGGATGCATTTGACAATACACTTGATGCCAAGATGTACGGGTATAAATGCGCTGAAATTATATGGGCAAGTAAAGATGGCAAATGGGTTCCGGAACAGTTAAAGTTTAAGCATTCATATCTATTCGACTTTGACTATGATGAATACGGGAACTTACAAGAATTACTTGTGGGTTATTATGTTGGTAATGACGGGAAGGTAACTGGTGAAGATATAGCTAAGAAGTTTATGATTATGGTTTGGCCGTATGCCAAAGACGGCAACTACTACGGACAATCTGTATTGGATGCTGTCTATTTACAATATTTCCAGAAGTATAATATAGAGCGGTATTGGGCGACATATCTACAGAACTTTGGTATGCCAATCGTAGAGTTAAAGTATGATGTTGACGATATAAAGTCTGCTGAACTAGATACGCTAAAAGAACTTGCCGAAAACTGGCAGAACAACATGTACTTTCTTACTCCAAGCAAACGGCATAAGACAACCGGGGAATTACTTGGGAAAGTAGAGTTTGTACCACATGAAGTGAAGGCTACATCTACAGACGCATACGAGAAAAGCATTAGATACCTTGACCAGTGCATAAAACGGAAAATGTTCTTGCCTGATAATATCGGGTATACGACTACAGATACAGGGAGTTATGCAAAGTCGCAAACCGAGTTAAGCATCTTTGAAAAGAACGTTAAATACCATCATGGTAAACTAGAAGATTGGATTAATCCGCTTATCCGGATGGTACATGACTTTAACTTTGGTCCGGCCGAGACTTATCCCGAGTGGAAGTTTGAGGAAGCGGATAAGAATCTTAATGATACGATGCTCAATGCATTGATAACTACAGGAATAGTTGATCCGTCTGAAAAATGGATACGTAACTATATTGGGATACCTAGCCTTAGCGCAGAAGAACAGGAAGAGATAGACGAGAAGAAAAAGGAACGTGCTGCTCTTACGCCAAAGACTTATAATCCATTTGATAAACAAGAACAACCAAAAGAAGATACGGAGCCAGAAGACAAAGAAGACGAAAAACCAGAAGAGATGAAGGCTGTTGCCATACCGTTTGATGCGGAGAAAGCAAAGAAAGAGTTTACTAGTTTAGAGGATGAGTTTGTAATCGAATACGAACGCATCATGGCGGCCATATCAGAACGTATGGTACAGTATGTAAGATCCAACTACGATCCAACGAAAAAGAACTACAAATGGCTTGAGGAACTGTCTTTATATAAAACGTCTATGCTTAAGAAACTATACTCAGTCTATTTGTCAAAGGTGTATATCCGTGGAGTAAGCGAGGCGTTAAGCGAGACGACAAAGAGAGCATCTAAAGTAATTGCTGACAAACTAAAAGACATAGAGAAATACCAATTAAGCGACGAAGATGAATGGCTCGATAGATACTATATCGAAAAGCAATTGAAAGAGTACGGTAGCATGGGTGCGCTCACGCGCGATCAGGTGGCTACATTACGTGGTTTAAAGCACAAGGCAGGGTTAGCGGCCGCAGATGACGAAGCGCGGATACTCAAAGATATATCGCAGATACTCCGTAAGGCGATAGACGTTAGCAAGCCATTACAGGAAGTTATCCCGACGATAGAGTCAGCATTGCGAGACGATAGGAAGCAATATGCATTAACGATTGCGCGTACAAATCAAAGCACATCATATAATGCAGGAAGGATGGATACGTTTCGTAGTGACACGGTAAGGCCGTATATCGAAGCGTACCAGTACCAAGCGATTATGGATGATGCTACTACGGAGTTTTGTGCTGAACATGATGGTCAGATAATTCGTGCCGATGACCCAGATCTACAACGTATAAGCCCACCAAATCACTTTAACGCTGTTTTAGAAGGAACTGAAATAACTACAAAAGAAGGGAAAAAGAAAATACAAAACATAGTTCCCGGAGATATGGTGTTAACCCATAAAGGGAACTACGAAAAAGTACTATCGGTAATGACGAAAAAACATTCAGGATCTATACGGAACATCCAAACGGATACCGGAAAGATTATCTATATCACGAAAGAGCATCCTTGCCTTACACTTGCGGGATGGAAGATTGCAGGGGATTTGAAGGTAGGGGATGTACTTTTTCAAAACCATAGCGATTCCTTCCAGGTTACAGAAAAGAGTATCATCGATCCTAATAATTTTAAACCCTTGTTTAATGAGAACGGAATCCCTTATGAGGTCATGATTGGCTCTGTCGCTGGTGAAATGATTTTTTCCATCGACTTCGATAATCAAAAGGCAATCTTCAAAAACGAAGTCGGCTATATAACTTCCGAGTGCCTTTTGGAAAATGTATCTCCCGGACAGGTTGCAAGCTATGAGAAATTCGTTAAAGACAGTCTCGGTCTTAGTGGGGTTGCGTCGATAGGTAATAGATTTGGAGATAGCATTCCTGAACATTATTTCAGGATTATTGCTAGGATTGTTGGAGATCATTCGTTTAGATTGGGCGGCGTGAATGGTGCTGTTTTCCTTGCGGAGACCGAAAGCCCAGTGATCGCTTCCGCGCTTATGAAAAGATGGATCGGAGTTAGTAATTCTAACTTGGTCAATTCTACTCCTGGTTGTGATTCCGTGCTTTTTACACCAGAACATAAGAACAGTTTTTCCGCATCCGAGACTACGCTCGATGGAACGAAGGGAGAGGTTCTTCCCAAAATGGTCGGAAGCAATAATGTTTTCGACAGCGTCTCGGTTTCTAAAATCGATCATGATAATAACTCCTTTAAATGGGTTGCATCTACAATTATGTCGATTGTCGATGAGGATGTCAATAGTAGTGTATGGAATCTTTCTGTTGAAAAAGATAATTCGTATCACGCAAATGACATTATCGTCCATAATTGCCGTTCTGTATTGGTACCGATATTTATTACTGATTCATCTGATCCTAGTTCATATTTTAACGACTATGAAAAAAAGTTTGACACTTGGGGTAAAGGTGTTTCCGAAACTTCACGTAAACCAGCGGAAGGGTTTTATTGACAACGTTATATAAACGGAGTATAAGAAAGTATGGATGAAGAACAAAAAGAAATACTCAAATTAGATACTGTAAATCTTTCTGGAGTAGAGATATTTGAATCTGGAAAATGGAAAGGGACTGAATGGTCAGAGTCAGATATTGATGAGCTGATATCTAATTATAAGTCAGGGGTTATAGAACCTTATCTAAATATAAATCATAGCGATAATGCGACGGACGAGTTTAAAAATGCATTAAAGGCGATGTCATTGGGATTCGTAGACAATCTACGGCGTGAGGGAAGCAAGTTGATTGCTGACTTCAAGCAAGTTCCAAAGACTATTGGCGAGTTGATCGAGGCAGGAGCTCTAAAGAAAAAGAGCGTTGAGGTATTCAAGCGATATTATTCTGCCGCTGGCAGAGAATATAAAAACGTCTTACAAGCTGTAACCTTCCATGGCGCAGATGGCGTCCCGGCAGTAAACACTTTGTCGGACTTTGTAGCACTCTACAAAGGCGAGAGCCAAAAAGAATGCAAAGAATCTAATCACAACATTGACGAACGGTGCGAAGCGGAATCGTACCAAGACTCGGATCAGGAGGTCACTCGCATGGAACAAGTGACTATCGATAAGGCCGAGTATGACCAGTTAAAGGCGATGGAAGGCGAGCTTCAAAAGTTTAAGTCTACTGTTGAACCTGAACTGGAAAAACTCAAGGCTGATAAAGAAAGCGTAGAAAACGAGCTGGCAGAGTTTAAAGCCGAAACCGTAAAGGGCGAGGCTGAAGATTATGTAAATGCTCAAATCGAAGCAAAAAAGATTCTCCCTGCATCTGCCGATTTCTATAAATCGCAGTATGTACAGTTTAAGAACGACGAGAAATTGATGGCTATCTTTAAGGCAGACATCGAGAATCGTCCGGAGATGTTGCCGGGTGCGTTGACTGATAATGGCGAAAGCGTTGTTAAACTTGACTATAAGGATAGCAACGAGCTGAATACCATGATTGAAAAGCGTATGTCGGCAAAGAAAATTGATTTCAAGGCGGCGCGGGTAGAAATCTTCGCTGAACTTGAAAAGGCGGGTGTGTAAATGGCTATTGTTACTACATTGGGTAGAGATATTGATATTCTCACCCTTAATTATGCGGCAGATGGCGATTTATCTGGTTTGCAGTATTGTGCAGTTATTGCGTCTGGTGCTGCTGATGCTCCTATGAAGGTCAAGGCGCCCACTGCGGCAGGAGAACTTCCTGCTGGCATTTTGCAGAATGCTCCGACGGATGGACTGCAAGCCGAAGTCCGCGTTGAAGGTGTATGCAAGGCTAAGGCATATACTACTTTCAACAGTGGCGTTGAATTGCAGATTGCTGACACGACTGGACGCTTGACTGCTGCCAGTACTGCCGATTATGTCGTTGCCATTTCGGAAGAGGCTTCCAGCGCGACGAATGCTTATGTGACTGTACGGTTAGTATCACCGTACCAGAAAAACGCCTAAAGGAGGTACATGAATCATGGCTAATGCAAAACTAGAAGAAAAAAGAAATGACCAGTACCTCACAAACTTCATCAAGACGGAATCAGAAGGTGAGAGTGTTGCTGATTTTATTGCTCCTGCATTTCCGGTAAATTATCCTAGTGATAAATACCTGATTTTCGGAAAGCAAAATCTTCGGTACTACGATGATAAAATCGTAGGCCGTGCACCGTCTAAAGAGGTTAGTCCCGAAGCGGATAGTGGTACATATTCATGTGAGGAGTATGAATCAGCATTTTATGTGCTTGATCGTGCTATTCGGAACACGAATGGTGTCGCCGGTATCAGATTACGTGAACAGAAAGCTGCGTTTGCGCGGACTGTGCATCATCGGGCGCGTGAGAAGCGGATTTGGGATATTGCCGGTAGTACTTCGATTGTAACCCAGTATAGTGCGTTGGCAAATGCTTGGGATACTCCGGCTTCGGCTACTCCGATTACCAATATTCTTAATGGGATTTCTACGATTTATTCAAGCACCGGACTGGTAGCGAATAGAATCGTATTATCTCTGTCTGCTGCTCTTAAAGCTATTCAGTCTGCCGAATATAAAGACTACTTTAAGTATACCGAAACCGGCATCAAAGAAAGTCTTTTTAATTTGGTAGCTGGATTGCGCAACCTTGGGTTGGAGCCTCGCATCAGTGGCATGCGATCACTGTCTACGTATGAGATCGGTACTTCCGATCCGACTGTGGAATTGATTTCCGGAGTTGGAAAGGTTCTGATTTTCTACGGGCAAGATAGTCCAAACACCGAATCGAATTGCTTCATGTTTTCGCCGTATACCGTTAAGGATATGGTTAAAACGTGGCGCGATACGCAAACCGAGCGCGGAGAACATGGTACAATTTACACGGAAATTGACGAGTTGCTTGTGAACGCGTACGCTGCGTACCTGTACACGGGCGCGATTGCTTAATCTCAATCAGGATAGGCGGGGGACTAACACCCCGCCACTTCTTATATGGCATACTCAACAATAGCAGACCTTAGAGCGCTTGCGGCGCAGTTTTCAACTACTGCTACAAACTCTAAGTTGACAGATCCTATTATTACAGACCGTATAATTATGGCTGATCTAATTGTTGACGAGGACATGAGCGGATATGCAACAACTCCAATTACAGGAACCGTTCCTTCAGGAGTGAAATTACTATCAAGATATAAGACTGCCGAATTGTGCTTAGCGTATCTTTATTCGCAGAAAAGAGAGGAAGGAAAAGGAAATACTGATATTGAATATTGGAGTAAAATGTATGATGATTTATTGCCAAAAGTGCAAAAAAATGTAGATGAAACAGGAATAAATACTTTCTCTGTACATTCAAGAAAAGATATTCTTCCTGCTATGGGTGAAGGACAATACGGGGAGTTTTTAGACGAGACAGATTTAGCAGATCTTCGACCGGTGGAATAATGTCTACAACTGAAATGAAGCTTGATGATAGTGCCGTAAGGTATATCACTAAGGGACTATTACAGCCTGCAGAGCGATCTGCGGAGTTGATGAAGTTAATCGGACAGAAATTAGATCAAAATACTCAAACAACTTTTCGATTGCTTGGCGCTAGAGACGGGCACAGTAAATGGCTAGATTATAACAAAGGGTTAGGACATATACCTGGTGGAACTACCATGAATAAACGCGGAGAGTTTAAGGGGACTCGCGCGTCTGGGATATGGAAAAAAAGACCAGGAACAGACCATGCAAAAAACAGAAGATATTCTTTTAATTCCAAAATGCTACAGGCGTCAGGGGGGTTTAGAAAGTCGTTTGGAGTTATCCAAACAGAAGATAATAAGATCACGTATGGCGCACAACCGGATTGGCAGGATTTGGCCGAAAGCATTATTGATGGACATGGAGCGAACAGGGAAGTATTGTTTGTGACAGAGAACGAACACCAAGGATATCAACGCCTTGCGTTAGCGTGGTTTGTAAAGAACATTGATATATGAACACATTAATTGATAACATCATAACAATACTTAAGGCAGCTATTGCGAGCGGTTCGATTACTGCAATATCTGCTTGGAAAGGAATAAAGGATAACGACCAATTAGTTGACGTTTTAAATTATCCTTACATATCTGTTGACGATGGTGGCGAGAGGGTAGAGACAATAAACGCTCAAGAAGCACAGTGGCGTATATATTCTGTGGTATTTGAGTTTGCGGTATTCAAGACTGATCTCGAACAAGCGTTGACGGATATACTTAATCTGTCGAATGAAATTAAAACAGTACTTGAACTACAAGCTAACAGGCAGTATAATGGTCATGTGTGGGGAATAACCATTCAACCGCTTTCAGGTAGTTTAAACCAAGGATTCTTGCGCGGAAGAATGGTTACGGTAGAATACAGACAACTAGAAGACACGTACCTGGAATATTAAATGCAAGACGATCCGTTAGTTTCACTGGTAAACATAACGGACAAAGCTGTCGATAGAGTTATTTTAGATTTACACAAAGTATTTATATTTGAACCTGGTCGACCGGTACAATTGCCTAGAAGCATTGCATTGCAACAGATGGATGGAGCATTGAAGATATGTGATAACCCAGAAGTATACTTTAAAGACCAACCCATGCGTCGCCTTATTATTAGGGATGGTGGTATTGGTGACATATTGATGATGGAGCCATGTTTTAGAGCTATGTCGGCCGCACAGCAAATAGTAACTGTTGCTAGTATGCGTATTGATGTATTAGAGAACAATCCTGCAATATCCGGGTTGATAGAAATGAAAAGTAAGCATGATTTACAAGGTGTTGACAGACAAAAGTTTGACTGTGTTGATGACATGAGAGATTATTCCGAAAGCTGTGTTAATAGGGAAAAGAAACATCGTACAGATTGCTACAATCAGATATTCCATGCAGACATTAAAGATTATGAACCAAGATTATACTTCACCAAAGATGAAGGAGTTCAGTTTCTTAAAAAGAAAGATGGGTATAGATATATAGGGCTGTCATTTGATGCATCACATAAGTTTAGACAGTATAAACACGGTAAGGAATTAGTTGGCAAACTACTTGAGGAAAACGAAAAAAATATAGTTGTGTTAATGGGATCTTATGATTTCTGCTTAACCAAGAAAGACAAGCGAATATTAGATTATCAAGGTAAGACAAGCGTACGTGAAATGTTTAGACTCGTACGTGATCTTGATGTATTGATAGCAGTTGACAGCGGAGTGATGCACGTTGGGTTGACGCTCCACGTTCCTACCGTGTGTATATTCTCAATCATATTTCCTCACCTGCGCGGGGTATTAACAAGTGACACTAAAGATACAGATAGATACATGGGGTATTATAAGGGCCCCTACAATGTAATATTTCCGGATAATAAAATGGCATGTCGTGGATGCGGTAGTCTACACATGGCAGAATGTAGATACGCTAATTCTAGCGCTACATCAAACGTAATACCTAAATGCATGGATATACCGTCGGAAGCTATAATAAGTAAGATAAACGAATTACCAGCTACCACGGAAAGACGCATTTTTGAAGCTGGTGTAATAGACAAGGTAGACGAAGCATTTAATGCCAAGGAATATGTTAAGGCCGCCCACGTATGCTCAAAACAATTTACACTAGCGACTATTTGTCTTAACGAACAGCATAATATACCACGATTTATAGATAATGTAATTAAGCATCCCGCAATAGGTAGAGTTATAGCGATAGATGGAGGTAGTACCGATGATACTGTTAAACTTCTTACGGATGCTGGAGCGGAAGTTTATCATCACTTTTATGACAAGACATTCCACGAAGCACAAAGTATGCAGCGAAACATTTCCTGTAGTTACATCAAAGATGGAACGCCAACTTTTATCATGGACTGTGATGAATGCTTCAGTAAAGAATTATACGATTATCTATCATACCTCGCAGCCAATTGTCCAGACTATGGCTTAGTGTCTCGGCGTACGTTTAAATATTATGCTGATATAAATGATACATCGAAACAAATAAAAAATTATCCCGACCTACAGCCTAGGATATACAAGTGGGATAAGAGATATAAGTTTACAAATGGAGCGCATCACCATACACTGAATTGTCCAGAACCAGTAAAAGTGATGAAAGATATTTTACATTTTGAGTGTGAAGGAAAGGATAGAGAGGCCATTGAAAAACAATGGTCTCAAATGATGGATGGAGTGAGGATGTACAATGCATGAGTGGCAAGACGCAATTAATCCCTATAACAGCGATAAGATTCTGTTATATAGAGAATGGCTTGAGGGCGCGGCATCTGGAAATTTCCTGCCACCTATCACCGCAAACATAGACGTATCGGCTCGGTGTAATATCAACTGTAAGTGGTGTATCGCGTCAAAAAGTAATGATAATAGGCAGGAATACTTGCCGACTAGCCACTATGTAGATATCGCGCGATTTTGTAAGGAATGGGGCGTAGTATCAAATTGCATCGGCGGGGGTGGAGACCCTTTCTGTAATAAAGATGGCGTATTGGCATTAATAAACGAATGCCATACTGTCGGAATAAGTAATTCAGTAACAACTAACGGCACTCTTCTTGATGATGAGGCTATAGATACAGTTGCTAAAAAATGTAGGTGGCTTGGAGTTTCGGTAGATGCTGGTACCTCGAAAACGTATAGCGAATTGAAGGGGTGCAAGGAATCCCTATTTAATACCGTTACAGAAAACATACTAAAGGCCAGAACTATTGCGGATAAGGCAAAATCAAATATAGAAATTAGTTACAAGTTTCTTTTGTATCCGGGAAACATACACGAAATACAAGAGGCATGTTTGATAGCTAAAGAAAGCGGAGCGCATCAGTTTTTCATGCGCCCGTTTACAGTCTATGCGTCCACTACTGACAAAGACAGGCAGGAACTTGCCGATAAAAGGAAAATTATAAATGCGGCGATTGAAAAGTGCATGAGCCATGAAAACAAAAATTTCAGAGTGTATGCTGTCCGACATAAGTACAATTTTGATTATAAGCCGAAGTTTAATTTTTCTAAATGCCGTGCGGTATTTAGTCCGGTTTTTATGGCAAATGGAGATTTTATTTTGTGCCCGGAACGGCGTGGAGATCCGACATTGACTCTATGCAAACACTATCCAGATTTGCAAGAAGTGAAAAAATCATGGGGTAGTGAACGGCACAAGCAATTACTTGATGCCGTAAAGTTTAGCGATTGTCCAAAATGTAATGCGTCAAAGTATAATGAAATTATAGAAAAGGTATTTATAGACGATAGGATGTGCCGTAAGCATGTATGATTATCTTATTGTAGGCGCTGGCTTGGCTGGCAGTATAATCGCTAGGGAATTAACAAATAGCGGATATGACTGTGTCGTTATTGATAGGCGTGATCATATAGGTGGGAATTGTGCTACTGAAAATATAGAAGGAATAAATATACATAAATACGGGCCGCATATATTCCATACTTCTAACGAAACTGTAAAAAAATACATAACCAACAATACTAAAACTAAAGAATATCGGCACAGATCAATTGCCAAAATAGGCAAAAAGCTTTATGAATTACCAATAAACCTAATGACTCTTAATTCTATATATGGACTTGATACACCAGAGCTGGCAAGCAAAGTAAATCTAAAAAAGGTCAGGGAAATAATTTTTGATGGATATTGCCAGAAACAATGGGGTAAAAGTTTTTACGAAGTACCGTCGCAAGTAATAGACAGAATACCTATAAGATCAAATTGTGATGATAATTATTTTAGCGACTCATATCAGTGTATGCCAGATTATGAATATTTATTTACTGGGTTATTGTATGGGATTAAGGTTTTACTTAATGTTGATTATTCAAAATGCGACATAGGGTATAAAAAATTAATCTATACTGGGTCTCTAGATGATTTATATCAATACAGATTCGGGAAGCTTGAATATAGATGTTGTAATTGGAAACTAGAAAGACACGATATCCCATATTACCAAGGATGTGCTATTGTTAGTTATCCCGATAAAAAGGTTACTTGGACAAGGATAATAGAGCACAAATATTTCGAAAACATTAAATGCGATTTTACATATACAAGCAAAGAATTTTCTTCTAATTGTGGAGATCCGTCATATCCAATTGAAAACAATGAAAACATAGAAAGGCATAATAGATATAAAAACAGTGCCGAAAAAGATGGTGTTATATATTGTGGAAGACTTGCAGAATATAAATACCTAGACATGGACAAGGTAGTATTAAGTGCGTTGAAAGTTTCATCAAGGATTTTAGAAAATGAATAAAGAATACTGGGAATCAAGATATTTAGAAAACAAAGAAAAAGGTAAAGTTGGCTTAATGGATTGGAAGTCAGATGATATACTCCAAGAGGAAAAGGAAATATTTAATATAATATCAGCATTCTATAAAGAGAAAAAAGTAGAATGTGGAACTATACTTGATTATGGTTGTGGAATAGGATCAAAGATAAAATACATATACGAAACATTTAAACCATTAAAATATATCGGTATAGACTTTTCCGATGTTGCAATTATCGAGGCAAAAAAAAGACGGCCGGATTTTGATTTTAGAACTGGGACTGTCAATTTATACGATAAAGCTAACATTATATTTATGGCTTATGTTGTTCAACACATGGAAGATAGAGACATAATAAATACTTTAAAATTACTATCTGATAATTTAGAAATATCTGGGAAAATATATATTATTTCTAATACTACAGACGCGCCTGATAAGCCGTATATTAAGTTCAGAAACGTTGAAGAGCATAGAATGTTATTTAAGATGGCGGGATATGATTCGTGGCATGTAGATAGCGGACACGTATACAATGAAACTGTTTCGTTTTTTTTATTGTGGAGAAAGCCATGAATACAGAAGAAGTTTACAACTATCTAAGTGGATGCATAGAACATAAACGGCCATGTAGTTTGGTACGGGCAAATGACGGAGAAGGCTTGCTGTTTTGTGGCTTACATGGAGAAGGACATAAGCAAAGCCATGGATTAATGTCGGCGTTTGGGAAGAATGACTTTACAGAAACACAATTGGCATATCTTTACGCAGAGATATTTGACGGATATAGTGGGGCGGACATTATCGGATATCCAATGGATCATATAGGTATTAGAGAATGGGATATTATTCGTGAGGAGTTATCTGCTCGCGGAGTACTTGAAAATAAGCTATATTGCTCTAATAATATTCAAGCATATCTTTGGGAAAGCGGGTTTCTTGAGAAACTAATTACTGGCTTGCCATCGATAACAATTATAAATCATAATGATTTAGAATATAAGATTAAAAATAGATTTAAAATAGGAAAAGTTACATGGATTAAAACTGTTGGCAGTGCAAGGGATTATGCCAACGAATGCGATCACTTTGAGGATGTTTTCCCGTATAGATATATTGAAATTAAAGACGAATTGCGGACAGAACTACATACGGGAGAAGTATTTCTAGTTGGAATGGCGTGTCTTAGTAAGCCAATATGTAAGACGATTAAGTTACTTGGCGGAATAGCGATTGATATTGGAAGTGTTCTCGATGGGTGGGCTGGCCGTAAGAGCCGGTCAAATCTAGTAAGCGGGAGTTATGAGATATGATAACATCAATACTTATAAATTGGCAGCGCCCGGCATTACTAGAATTGGTAATTGAGTCTATACGAGCACAAACCGTACCATCTAAAATATGGGTATGGGACAATAGTGGAACATTTCAAGGACACGCAGACTTTGTAATTAAATCAAGTAAAAACATAAACTGCTTAGGTAGATGGCTTATGTCTGGAATGGTAAACACTAAATATACTTTTACGATAGACGATGATATGGTAATACTAGACAAACAGTATTTAGAGAAACTAATTTCATGGTCAGAACAGTATCCTGATTCAATTTTAGGTTACAATGCCAATGTGGCTGGCAATGATCCGGAACGTCCATATTGGTGCGGAACGAGAGTCGCAGACGATAAAGAATATGATCAGATTAATACAGGTGTATCTTTCTGGCCAACAATACTAATAAACCAATTGCCATTGAATCTAAATATAGATCATTCAGAAATAGAATTAAAATATGCTGATGATATTGTCGTATCTCATTATTTTGAAAACAAACGTTGTGCTCCATGGATTTACCAGGGGATAAAAGCGATAGATGAAGATCAACACGGGCTATCAAAACAGAGCGAGCACATGCCCGCGCGCGATAAGGCTTATAAAAGGTTGATACTGTGAAGATAGCGTTTTCGGCACATACTGATGACAAATATGCCTTTATGCTTAAGGTATATCTTTTTAGTTTAACTAAGCATGGATTGGACAAACCGTTTTACGTACACTGTGACGAATGTACTTTATCATGGCAAAATAGGCGGCATCTAAAAAAGATTTACCCAGGTGTGATTTTCAGAGATATTCCAATTGAAAAATATGCCAAGTTTGGATGCAACAGAATGAAGTATTATAGCGTAGAATCATTCTCATTGTATGATTATGATATGGTTATTAAGACGGAAGCCGATGTTGTTAATATGAATCCGATAGATGATATATATTCATTATTAGATATTGGCATCGGAATGAAGCGTGAAATTAATCGTCCTGATATGTGGTCTAGCGGAATTGTGGTAATTGGAGAGCGGTATCTTAACGCAAGAACATATAACGGATTACTGCGGGCAGATTATTCAAATGTAAACATGTTTGGTAATGATATGAAATTATATAATTGTTATTTTAATGAAGCCATAGAATCTATTGATTATAAATACGACGTTCTGATTAGTGAGGCAGATTTGTTCGGATTAGATAATGCCGTTAATTTACACTACATACATAAACCCGGATACGACGAAATAAACAATAAAATAATATGGCCTACAAATAAAGTTGACGGCAAGTGTATTTCGGTTTTTATGCGATATTGGGATATGTTACAAAGTGAATGCCCGGACGGGGGATACGAATGAAAGTGTCTGTACTTATGGCAGCATGGCGTCCTTGGTTTATTAAGGAAGCTATTGAATCGTATTTGCAACAGAATTATAGAGATAGTGAATTAATTATAATGAATGATTGTCCTACTGATGAAGTTCAAAATATAGTAAAAGAATACAGAGATAGGCGTATTTCGTATCACCATAAGGAACATACTGGAATGACTGACACGCTGTCAAAAGCAACCGAGTTCGCAATAGGCGATTTGGTATGTCAGTTAGACGATGATAACATGTTTTATGACGAAGAATCTATTTCTTGTAGAGTTAAACCATTTTTAGAATACGATATTGATATGGTGTATGCAAAGGCACGAACTATGACCCGTGACGGCGTATGTGGTGAAGGGGAACACCCATTCCATAAAGTAAACACAATGAAAATATGGGGGAAAGAATATATTTCTATGCCAACAATGATGTGGCGGAGGTCAATTCATGATGTCTTTGATCCGTATGGCAAACCAGATATCGAGTATTATTGGGATTGGTATTTCAAAATTGTTATGTTAATGGAGTTTTCATGCTTGGCACTTAATGATTTTGTAATTAAGTATCGCGAGCATGGAAATCAGGCAATGGCGCAGTGCCGTAGTTTAGGGATGGTATCAGATCAAGAAACTAAACTAAAAAATAAATTAGAAAATCGATATGGAGGGAAGATGCCATGGATGAAATAGTAAATAATGCGCATAATGAGTTTAAAACATATTTAGAAAAATGGGTGATTCATAATAATAGATATGATACGGGAGTTGATGTTGGGTGTGGCACATGTAGAGTATCGGATATGATTCCATCTATAGATCAACAGCCAGATTATAAATACGCCCATGCTCAATGGGTATGGAACTGTCACGATTTAGATATATTTGCGGATGGCAAATTAGATTTTATAGTTTCTAGCCATTGCCTTGAAGACTTTGAAGATATACAAATTGTTTTTAAAAATTGGTGGCGAAAACTTAAAAATAATGGTATGATGTTATTGCTTCTACCGGATATGGAGAAGTGCGATTGTCAATTTTGTAACGGTCATAGCCGCTACGCTAGTATAGAGGATTATAAAGCCACTGGCCAAGGTAATCCGTCTCATCGGTCAAACGTCGGCAAGAAGTATATTACTTCGATGCTTGACGATTTGAAGTGTAGAGGGGAGATCAATTATAAGATTGAACAGATGGATACAATTCCGCACAATGTATCCTGTTCGATTGATTTTGTGATTAGGAAGATTTAACGGAGGTAAGTTTATGGCGCTAGTCCTAGACTTCCTCGGTGCTCAGAAAGATTATTTTCAGAAGGCTTCATGGCAAGCATATTGTAACCCGGGAACTGGATTGCAGTATGTTGGAAAGATTTCTTCTGAAATTGAAATTGATATGGGTATCGAGAATATTGAATACTTTGATAATGAAGGTGGCGTACAAGTTCTCTATCTATTGACTCAAACGAAGGTTGACCCCAAGGTTAATTTTTCGTTTATGCAAGTTATAGATCCTCAACTTACGGCGCTTGTTTTTAACCTTGAACAGGATACCGCAGATGCTAGTTATACCTATAACTATATTGGCAGTTCTCCTGCTGATTATAGTTATTTCCCATGGATGTTTGCCTCCAAGGGGTTGAATGGACACGTTGCTCAACTTGTTGTACGCAATGGTGTTTGTTCGGCTACGGGAGCGTGGACGAGTGGGGCAGCGGGCGCATTAGCGGCTATTCCGGCTACGGTTCGTATGACTCAAGATACCACAATCACTAACACCAAGCGTGATTTGGGGTACTTCCGCATTCAGAAACGGGCGGCAAGTTAAAGGGAGGGTAGGGGCTGGTTGGTTTAATCTAAACAGTTTTACTGTACCAACCAGCCCTAATTATTTATGGATGACTTTAATCTAATTGTAGAAGCACGTAAAAAAATCAATGATATGTTGATGGGCAGAAATAATATAGATAAGTTATTTACCGAATCAGTTAATCCATATATTCTAATTGAGGAACAACCGATACCGGTACAGATAGGAAAGTATATTATATTTGTCGGCAATCTTACATTAGAAAAAAGTTATGAGTTTTGGAATGGATGGGCAAGGATACTAGCATTACTGCAAACGCAAACATTAAACTTCGATTTGCTGTCAGATGGTGGGGAGTTGTACAAGGCAATACAGTTAAATAAAAAACTACATAAAGAACTATGTAAGTTGCTACATCGTACTATCTGTAAACAACAGGGGTATTATTTAGACGGCAAAACAAAAGAACGAAAGACAGCAAGCTGGAATAATATTTCGTTGCGATATCTTATGAAAAACATTACCATCGAAAAGCTTATACAAATGTGTTTTTTGGTCTATTTATATAACTTCGACGCGGTAAAAAAAAACAGTCAAATAATAAACTTTCGTCTTCCGGCGGAAGGCAGGCAGACTATGGAGACATATATGGGATTCTGGCTTCAAAACTTGGTTGGTCTCACTGGCAAATTTCAACTTGCCCAAACGCTCTCGCCGGATTTATTACAGGACGAGTTGGTGAATGGAATGGAATTGGTCAATGACATAGGAATGTCTAGCGAGAAAAAGACTGCATGAATACTAAATCTGCCATAGTTAAACAGATACTAGATAGTGGAATATATAAGCAAGAAATGCCTAAAAAAAAGACTCCGTTGGGAATACGGTTACACGCTAAAATTGTTGCAATTAGATTTTTACCTGCTATAATAAGCGAGGTAATAAAACATGGCAGACGATAAATCAATTAAGCTAATTATAGAAGCCATATTCCAAAGCAAAAGCGCAGAAGATGCCATTAAAAAATATAGAACATCGTTATCGAAATTAAACAAAGAAAAAGAAAAGGGAAATTCATACGACAAAAAAGAATTAAACAGCATTGAAAAATTATCAGACTATCTAAAGAAAATAACTAAAGAAAGGAACGAAGCAACAGATCCGTCAAAAACAAAAGAATTAAATAAAGAAATAAATAAGACTAAAGAATCTATATCTAAATTATCCGGTGAAGCTAAATCGTCTAAATCTATATTTTCGCAGTTTACGGGCGCGGCCGTAGCGGGGTTGGCGGCTGTTGCCGGGGTGGTAAGTTTTCTTGAATCGTCGTATATGGAGTTTGCTAAGGCTCAGAAAGAAGGCGTCTTACTTAACCAAGCTTTTGCGCAGAGTATGGGTGCCAAAGAGGCATCACAAGCAACAACTGCATTTAATGAGTTTGCAACAGCAATGTCCGAGGTAACAGTATACGAAGACGATGCAATAATAGCGGCTGGACGGTTGATGGAAGCCATTACCGGAGTATCAGAACAGGGTCTAGAAAAGGCTACTATGGCGGCTATGGACTTTGCGTCGGCTACAGGTGGAGATTTGCGCGGCGCGATGGAGGCTATGTCAATGGCGTCCGAGGGCGGGCGCAACATGTTCAAAAAATACGGTATTGAAGTTGATGATACAGCTACCAAATCTCAAAAGCTTGAACAGATTACGAAGGGATTACAGGATAGATTTGGTGGTTTTGCGCAGAAAGAAGGTAAGACCATCGTCGGGCAACTAAAGATACTAGAGAATCAATACGGAAATTTGAAGGAACAGATAGGGGAGTTTTTAGCGCTTAATGTTTTGACGTCAGGTGGAGAAAAGGGAATATTAAGTAGTATCGTAGAAGGCGCATCGGAGGGAATAAAATTAGTAGAAGGCGCATTTGTTTTATGGGGTGTTTGGATTACGAACTTTGGCATTAAACTATCTGCCCAATTTAATGCATGGGGCGATATTATAAGCGGTACATTTCAGAAAATAACAATGGGCGCAAAAATTGCAGCAACACAATTAAAGGCAATGGTTACTGGTGCCGACGCCGGAAAAGAATTGATAGACATGTTTAAAAAGTATGACGAATATATAAAGAAAGTGTCAGATGGCAATAAAACAATTAAGGCCGTGTTTACTGGTAACGATAAAGAGTTAAAAAAATTAGGCATAACTCTTGTTTCGGAAACTGATGCGTTAGCAGAATATCAGGGAAACAAAGAAAAACAATTGACCGCATTACATGCTTCGGAAAATAAAAAAAGAATTATAAATAGAAAAGAATATACGGACGAGCAAATAGAGGCAGAAAAAAAGCTTAATGAAAAACGAGTACAAGTTTTAGGTGATTGGCTGGCAATGTCTCAAAGCGGAATAGAAAAGGAATTAAATCAGTTAAAAACAAAATACGAAAAGGACATTAGCGAGGCGCAAATAACTGGGCAGAAAAAACTAGAAATATATAATCTATACGAAAAAGCTAGACAGTCAATAATGGAGAATCATTATAAGTCGTATGTGAAAACAATAGATCAAGAGATAGCGGCGGAGAATGAAAAGTATTTTGATTTAATTACAAACTTTGAAGGCTCAAGGGAACAGATGGAGGAAATAGAAACGCAGCATCAATTAAATATGGCATCTATTGTGGCCACTGGGATAGCAACAAGAATATCAATGATAAATGGTGAGCTCTCCAACCTTGCTAATTTATACTCGCAGAACGTTAAGTCGCAATTAGAAAATGAGTTAACGCAAAGGCTAAACAAAAGAAAAGAAGATTACGATTCTGAATTATTAGACTTGCAAGCAAGAAAAGATGCGCGTTTAATTTCTGATGGAGAATATATAAGCGCCAAAGAAAAGTTAGATAGTGATTATAACGGTGGTGTGGAAGCTATTAAGAAAGAACAAAAGAGAAAAGAATATGAAGCTGAGATAAAGGCATTCAGACTAAAAAAGGCATCCGATATAGTTGATGCTACAAATAAAGGGATAACTTTAGGAATCGCAATGGCAACAGCTACGGCCGCAATTCCAGTTATTGGGCCTGCCCTTGTTCCTTTAGCTATTGCGGGAGCGGCTGGTATTACAGGTGCACAGGTAGCATTGATTGCATCGCAACAAGAACCGGCAATGCCAGAGTATGCAAAGGGAACTAGTTTTTTACCATCTGACCAGTATGCCAAAGTACATGCGGGAGAGAGGATCATACCTGCCAACATGAACATACCAGGTATAAGTAATGCAGAATTGATGCAGTCTGCATTGTCTGGAATAAATATGTCAGCTATGGGTGGCGGCGGTCGTCAATCTACATATAATAATTATAATAATACGTCGAGAACACAAAGTTTTGCAGGGGCACAGTTTAACTTGCCAGGAATACAGAACCCGAAAGACTTTATGCGATGGATGCAGAACGAAGCAAACGCTATGGGAACAAGCATACTATGAGTGAGCTCCAGATCGATTATGATCATGTACGTGAATATACAGTAACACCGCTTAACGCAGTCGGGGCTACCACTTCAACGACGCTACGAACGGTAACGGCATACGACGATACAAACTGTAAGCATGTGCGTAAGTTTGGGGTAGACTACGCAATAGGTGCGATAACCAATGCGGTGATCGAACATCCACGTAGCGCGGCTGGTAACGCCTGGACGTTTGACTTTTTGGGGTTGAACGCTGCGGGCGCGTGGGTGAGTATGGGTACGGTAGCGGACACTGGCGGGGCGTCTGGAGCGTTCGCGGCCGGAGCAGCGTTTGCTGCTACAAGGGTTAAGATCGTCTGTACACCAGATGCTGGGGATACGATCTCTATTACAGATGGTGACCATATTACACTGACCACGGATGTTGACGCCGGGGGACTATCGGTAATGTTGTCCGGTGAGTCTACGACAACGGCCTTTACCTTGTATCTATCTGCCACAGGATCCACTTACTACGATACCACCATGCAGAGCGGCGGTAAACGGCATACCCCAGACGGTACTGCTAAACTACCATACTTTACACCACAGACGGCCTACGCGGCCCTAGGCGGGGCTTTTACCATTGTAACGATACTTGACAGCGCATACTACGTAATAGACGAATGGAGCGTCGCCACGGCCTCCACAGTGATACAGGCGGCACTAGGACAG